TGTTCATCTTTATCAATGATGTCTGGATTGTAATCAATGGGGTTTCCTATGTCACTCTCCATTTTATAAAACCGTGCTTTATTTTTTTAAGTCTATTATTCCTCACTTTCACTATCTTCATCATCATCTACGATGAATCCAGCTAAATTACCGTTTTCGTCGGCGTCTTCCTCATCGTCGAATTCGGATTCTGTTTCAGATTCGGAATCGTAATCATCTTCATCGAAATCCTCATCTTCTTCGTCGGTAAAATCATCTTCGACATCTTCGATGATTTCGAGGCGTTCTGGGGGCTTGGAAATGCGTCCTGAGCGTGTTCTAATGGAAGACATTTATGTTATTTACTCATTACATCTTTAAGTGCGTCTATATATGTTCTCAAATTCTTCTACAATCTTTGTTATGATATCGTTTATTTCATCTACGACGGGTGTGTCTGTAGCTGTCGTGTAAAGTGCGAGTTCTTCTAAGTTTTGAATCGCCCGTTCGAGGAGTTTCCTGGATATGTCATCGTGTCCCTTAAATTCCTTCGCCATGTTTATGTTTGCAAGGAACTCCCTGTACAAAATGCCATTGATACCGGAGTACTTGTGTGTTTCTTTGATGAGCCCATTGAGTACGTCTGGGTCACTTCCACACTTTACCATCTTAGAAGATACATAAATCACCGCGATTAAGAAGATGACAGCGAGCATTTATAATTTAGATGTTATTTTATCTATAAGCCTATGCTTGCGGTTATAACATTTACACATCTTCTGTATTTCATCTTTTAAAATTTCAAACGTGCATAGGGATGAACACTTTGGGCACACGTGATTTGTGGCAACAATTTTCTTTTTTCCTCTTTGGGTATCGATTTTTTGAACTTCGAGGGATTCATCCTGTACCATGTATTTTTTGATGTATGTCTCTAGATCACCCCTTACATCTTCTTTTGCTTTTTCTTGTGTCTTTTTCTTTGGCGGGGGTTTGTATTTAGTGACTTGGAGTTTTTCAACGACGGTGGGTGGAAGTTGGTGTCTTCTCCCCGAGAAATCTTTGCAAAATCCATAGAAGCGCCCTTTCATGGTTTCGCATCTACAGAAACATTTTTGGAATATGGTGTCTCCTAATACATGAAACCATACGTGATTTGATCCGTGTGCACGCTTCGTATTTTCACAATATCTCGACGTGGTAGCGACCAGATAACTATTTTTTTCCTTGTAGACATTCTTAATTCTTGCATTTGACTGCCCTTCCATATGTTTTCTAATGAACGTCTCCAAAAGTGCACACGTTTCTGGATCTTTTAATTCATCCTTTGTTTGATTTGCACTGAAACTCCCCTCAACTTTTGTTCGGGTGCCTTCTATGATCTTTGGAACTTTAGACTCGGTTCTAAGAGTTGCCATTTGCATGATTTCGAGTGTAGGCTCTGGTGATATATTTTGGAACATCGCGAGTGGTCCATGTTTATACACGAGTATAGGTAGGTACTCACTCTGTGTTTCTTTCCCCCCTTGGCAATTCTTACACCCTTTACCACCACACTCTTTGTGTGTCACCCATTTATGTGAAAACGGCATTCTAAACCCACTACCCCGCGTGTTTCTTTCAGTGCTCCCATACACGGATAAGTCGACTATTTCGTTCCAGTCTTTTGACCCATACGCTACATTAAGTGTGTTTATTACGTGTTCTCTAAGAGCTAAAGCTGATGATCTATTTACAGGAAAATTTGGCCAATTTATGTGAACACCCGTTTTCATGTAATCACCCACTTTCTTTGGTTTAGAAACACACACGAGTGCATCTTTTCCACCATATTTACTTACTTTATCGCATATGACTTTACACACTCGGTTAATTTCTTCTACCGTGAGAATATCGTCATCTTTGTAATCCAGATCCACAAAAAAGTTGTATGCGTCTACTGTCTTTTGTTCGACGAGATACACCTTTTCATTCGATTTCACCGCTTCAACATACTTTTCATAAAATTCTGTCAATCTATCAAACGGTACGGTCAGTATTCCACCGTCCATGAACACGTGTGATGGATTGGGGTTCTTTCCAAGAAAGCCATGCTCTTTGCACCACTCCTTGAACATACTTACCATTATTTCGACTATTTCTTTTAATCTTCTTCATCATCTTCAAAGCTTCTCCACATGCTTCTCCTGTAAGATACATCTGGACACTGCGGTTCATCCTCACTAAGTTTCTTTTTCAAAACCAAAAGTTCGTACACTTTATCTTCTTTGTGCTCTTCTATATACATATTCGCCTTTTTAGGCGTATAAGAGTGTCTATTTACGAGCAAGTCGTGTATTTGCATTAAAATGTAGCTCTTAGACTTCATTATTTAATAGCAAAGGATTTTCTATTCAAAGATGTAACACACGAGTAGAATTCTGGGTTTTCGAGTACATTTTTTGTGATTCGATCCCATTGTTTTTTAAGTTTAAATTCTTGGAGTGTGTCGAACGACATGAAATCGTTTTCATCGTGTGTGCGTTTTATTGGTTGTTTTTGTATCTTTTTAGCTATTGTTTTTTGCTTTTCATCGTTAAATTTTTTTATGAGTTCGGATTGTTCGGGTTTCGTATAGTTTACGAAAAACACAAACACGTTATATTCGAGTTCCACAGTTGGACTCTCTTTTACTGTAAATTTAAATTCTGTATATTCGCCTTTCTTTAAAGAAACCACACCACGAGTTTCTTCTTCGAGTTCACGAAGAGCACAGCGAATAGGGTTGAAGATTTCTCTTCTGCGACACCCTCCGGTCACGAATATCCAGTCTTTAAAGCGCTTATCTCTTACTGTGAGGAACCTTGGTTTATCTCCTGTAAATGTTACCGGTACTGCAATCGATTTATATTTTTTCATTGCGATGTCGCAAGTTATAATCGTCTGAGATGTTAATTATCTTGGGACTCGGCAACAACTTTCTTGACAGGAACTGGTTCTTCAATTTCATCTTCGTATTCCTCTTCCGTCACTTGACGTGGAGGCTGTGATTGTGGAGGTGGTGTGTGCGCTTGAACGATTTTATTACAGAAACCCTTGATACTTTCGATATCACTCTTAGTCTTCGTGTACTCTTTGTACATGTATGCGGTAGCCGCGATGCATGCAACGATGGCCACAATCATGAGTGTTTCTCTGTCAAAAGAGATCATACTTTTGTGTAATAGAAACGTTGAATTTTTTTAAGTAGCTTCCTCCTGATTGATAGGGGAAATGAATTTTTCAAGTGTCCTGGATTTGGGGTCATACGTGAGTACGAAAACAAAACCTAGAAGAAACAAATACTTCCAAAGCATTTGTTATTAGTGTGTAAATAAATTTAGTTCGAGTACATCAAACCACCCATGCCGTTTTCAATGCGGAGAATGTTGTAGTTGACGGCATACACATCGGCGTCGAAAGTACCGGAATCAACGATGAAACGCGCGGAATCCAAACGGCTAAAGTTGAGAGAACCGGTTGGCTGCAACTTGGAGGTTTCGAGGCAGAATGGGTACAAGAACATGGTTTCGTCACTACCTCGTACCTCGGTTGCGGTGGTGTGGTAGTACTTTGTGCACGCGGTGTAGTGTGGGTTCACTGGCTTAGCATCAGTGACATCGGTGCCGTTAATTTGCAAACGAAGCTTGCTGTTGACGAAAGCGAGGTTGCTTGGGTTGTAAGCCGCGAGGTACTTGACCGGGTGATTGTAGTTGACTTCTTGGATGGCGGTATTGGATTGAACTGATCGTTGCGTTTGGGTGATGATCATGTTTTGTGGAGTATCCGCCAAAGTAGTGCGTTCATCGGTATCCAAATAGATGTATTGTGCGTGAACTTCGTAGTCAGTCGCACCTGGGGTGTTCCATGTGATACGCAATTCAACATCGTGATATTGAAGAGAAATCAATGGGATCGCGGATTGCCAGTTTTCACAGAACGAAAAGTGGAGTGGATAGAAAGACCAAGCGGCACCGGCACCGGCCACGGTAGACTTGGAATAGTTTTGAGCCATCGTAACTGGCGCGATGTACTGAGAAAATTCGGACGTTTGTTCATCGATGACTTGACCCCCGACCAAGAGTTCAACCTTTTTGATTTTGTTAATCCAGTCAGATGCGGCGATCGCAGTTGGGGTACGGCGCGTAATGTAGCAGTAACCGAGGAGATCCCCCTTGCGTTCGAAGCGAACGGTGGAGATACCACCCGGGGATGGAACGCCCTGGAGCACTTGACGCTCCACGGTTTGGGCAAAGTTCGTGTGACGACGATAGTTAGATCTGAAGAAGCTGACTTCGGGCTGGCCGACAATATGGGCATCCTGGGCACCGACGGCGACGAGTTGGGCAATACCACCAGACATTTTATATATATTGAGGTTATTTTTTTATGTGGGGTTATCACATGAGTAAACACACGTATGCATTGGTATTATCCACTATCGCTGGGTACGCATATTATCAAATTATGGAGGCATCGTTACCAACCGAATCAAACTGTAGTTACATGGCGGCGCCAGTGACGGATCTGTTGGCGTTTATCTGGGGTTTCGTGATCGTGGCGTACGGATTTCAATACGATAACGCGATTTTGACGTTCATGGGTGCGAGTATTGTCGTAGAACACGTGTTTCAGTTGAAAAGAAAGGTATAATTTTTACAATCTGGAGAGATTCTAAAAATTAACGGGAGGATGATTCGAACATCCGACTTCCGGGTGACCTGATAAAACACGTGTGTTTTATGGGCCCGACACGCTAAACCTCTGCGTCATCCCGTTTGCCCCCAGAGAGTATCGATCTCTCTTCTTGGACTGTTTATGTAAAATACTAAATCCACATTCTACCTTTGAACTATGGGGGCTTTACAATACTATGATATATTTATTTACTCAAAATCGCGCGCAAATGTTCTTCGGCCTGTTCTTTTGTGATGAATGAACCAATCCATTTATTTTTTAATGTTATCCTCCATTTATTTCCATTTTTATGAATACCACCAGTTAATATTTTTTTATTTGTACCATCTGGTTTAATAAAATTTTCTGGATCTTTTGTATACTCTTTCAATATTTCTATGGCTTCATCTTTATTATTGAAAGCGCCATTAGATAAATACACATTTTTACCTTTATTTGTTATACACGGTCTATAACCATTAGACTGTTTTTTTACAAACCCCATGTAACCATCCCTATTAATTTTACTTTTGATTAAACCATTTGATATTTTATTCTTTAGTAAGTCGGATAATTCTTTTTTACTGTTACCACCCGTAGAACAATTATATCCATTAGGTGCTAACGAATTATAATATTTTATCCAATGTATCTCTCTTTCATCCAACGATTCATTTTGTACGGTCTCTAATATTTCATAAACCATTTCATCACCATATTTATTTATAGCTCTTTTCAATAATGTACAATTTGATGAATTTTGTTTATGGTGTTTAATTCGCGCCTTTAACGTGTTTATAGTTTGACCTATATACACCTTATTTGAAGGGCTTGTTATCTTATAAATAATACCCATATAATATAAATTAAAAATATCTTTTTAAATACGGAACAACACATTTAAAAAGATAATCTCACCCACAGAGATTCGAACTCTGGTTGATCGGTTAACAGCCGACATTCCTAACCACTAGAAGATAGGTGAATGGGTCCGGCCTA